TCCGCCGCCTACTGTCATTCAAACCGCATCGCTGACCGCGCCTAAAGTGTACGGCGGTGCCGGCCAGCAAGGTGCCATCGACGTCGAAAAACTACAGACGGAAGTGCAGGCTGTTCAGGATAAACTGAAGCAGGAAACTGACGCCGTCACAGCGTCGCGCAAGGTCATCGAGGAATCGCACAAGAGCGGGCAACTGTCCGACGCCGCGTATTACAAGCAGGACCGTGATCTGCTGGCACAAGCGGCGACTGACCAGATAACCCGATACCAGCAGGAGGCGGCGATCCTGAAGGCAGGGGTGAACGACCGCAACCTGACGGCGCAGCAAAAGGCCAAGATCAACAAGGACGCGGAGGCTGACGACCAGAAAGCGGCCGACGCTGTGCAGGCGTTCTTCGACCAGATCGCCACGTCCGCCGCCGCGCAAGACGCTGTGTGGGACACATACGGCCAGAAGCAGCAGGAGGCGATGCAGAAGCAGATCGACTCGGTCACGAAACAGACCCAGGCGATTCAGGACCAGACCCAAGGGCTGCAGGACCAGATCGAAGGCTTCGGCAAGACGAAGGAGCAGATCGACCTACTCAAGGCCGCGCGCGCGGACGACACCGTCGCAGCGTATGAGCAGGGCAAGGCCCAAGCCGCGCTCAACGGAACGCTGGGCGATGGCTCGCAGTACGACACCGCCATCAAGCAGGCGCAAGCGCTTGCCCAGAGCTATCGCGACATGGCGAAGGCTCAAGCCGGGCTTGATAACGCCGATCAGATCAAGAAAGCGCAGGACGAACTGGTCACGAGTTGGAAGAAAACGATCGACTCGATCAGCACCGACTTTGAAAACGGATTCTCGTCGCTGATCAGTGGGGGAAAGAACTCGTGGAAAAATTTTACGGACTCGCTGGTCAACACGTTCAAGACGACGCTCGTTGACCAGATTTACAATCAGTTTGCCAAGCCGTTCGTGGTCAGCATCATCGCAGACCTGGCTGGTGTGTCAGGTGGCGCAGGGTTGCAACAGTCCCTGCTCAGCGCTTATGGCTTGGGCGGCACCGGTGGTGGCGCGGGAGGCGGTCTGGGCTCGACGCTCAACAGCCTGTCTTCGTCCTCAAATCTGCTGTCCAGCGCGGTCAACACGGTCAGTGGGTGGTTCGGTGGAGGCGCATCGGCTGCCACTGCGCCGGTATTCACGAGCATGGGCGGTCTCGGAACGGGTCTCGGCGGCTTCACGAGCGGAGTTGGCGGGGAAGTGGCTTCGTCGACGCAGGGTATCGCGAGCAGTATGGGTGTCGGGGCGTCTGGGGCCAGCCAGTTTTCTATGCCTAGCGGAAATCTGCTCGGTACAGCAGGCTCTGTATTGGGCGCGGCAGGCACGGGGTACGGCGTCGGCAGTGTGGTCGGCGGGTTGTTTGGTGGCAACAAAACGGCGAATACTGGCGCGCAGGTGGGAGGAACTGTCGGCGGCATCGCAGGGTCGTTCATTCCGATTCCGGGCGGCACACTGATTGGCAGCGCGGTTGGTAGCGCGCTCGGCGGCCTCGTCGGCTCACTGTTCGGTGGCGGCGAAACCCGCTACGGCGCGTCGTACGCGACTACCGGCGCAGATGTGACGAAGTTTGCTGGCCCGTCTGGCGGCGACCCCGCTGCGCAGCAGGTCACGCAGCAGATCAGTTCGACGTTCCAGACGATCCAGACGATGGCGACGCAACTCGGCGGCTCCATCGCGGGGCTTGGTCAGTACAAGGCGAGCTACGAGGTTAGCCCGAGCAAGGGCAACTCGTTCGTCGCTGCAGGCTTCACGACCACTCCCGACTGGTATCCAGGTCGACAGAACCTAAGCGGTGTCAAGGATACGACGACCGTCCTGAACGATTTCAGTCTGCAGTTGCAGCGCTCGATCATCAGCTCACTGCAGCAGGCGAATCTTCAGCAGCCCTACGCCGATGTGTTGAAGGGCGTGAATGCGGCCACGCTGTCAGCGACCGACGTCACGAACCTGGTCAACGAACTGAACACGCTAAAGTCGCTGTTCGATTCGATCCAGTCGATGGGCGCAGACTTCAACAACCTCAAGAGCGCGTCTACGGATGCGCAACTTGCGGTCGTCAATCTATCGGGGGGTGTAAGCCAGTTCTCGACGAACGCGCAGTATTTCGAGCAAAACTTCGTGCCCGCTACGGAGCAGGTGGCAAATCAGGCCAACGCGGTCAAGTCCCAACTGGCCGCGCTTGGCGAAGCCAGCGTGAAGACGAACGACCAGTTCCGTGCGGCAGTGGAGGGCATCGATCTGACGACGACGGCAGGCCAGCAACTGTACGCGCAGATGCTGGCGCTCGCCCCCGCGTTCAATCAGATGACGCAGGCGGCGCAGAAGGCCGCAGATGCACAACAGCAGCTGTGGAATAACTACTTCAGCGCGATTTACACGCCTGAGCAGCAACTCGCGATGAACACTAAGCAGTTGCAGGACCAGTTCAACGCGCTCGGCGTGGCGATGCCGAAAACCAACGCTGATTTTAAGGCGCTGGTCGAGGGCATGGACACGTCGAACCCGTCTGTGAAGGCGCTGCAAGACTCACTGCTCGCGCTGGCACCGGCATTCGGGCAGGTCACATCGGCGGCGGATCAGGCGGCGCAAGCAGCAACGCAAGCAGCACAGCAGCAGCAAGCAACGCTCGATCAGAGCGTGCAGACGGCGCTCGGCGCGGTGCAGACGGCCTACGACAACCAGGTGCAGGCGATCCAGGCGAACATCACCTCGATCAACCAGTTCATCGACTCGCTGACGGGCCTGAAGCAGTCACTCGCGCTCGGCGACCTGTCACCGCTCTCGCCGCAGGATAAGTACCTTGCTGAGAAGCAGTTGTTCGAACAAACCTCAGCGGAAGCGCTGGCAGGCAATGCGACGGCGCAGGGGCAGTTGCCTCAAGTCGCGCAAGACTTCCTCAACGCATCGAGGGCATACAACGCCAGTTCGCAGGCGTATGTCGACGACTACAACAGGGTGCAGTCGGCACTGAGCGCAAACGTCGCGACGGCGCAGCAGCAGTTGAGCGCGGCGCAGCAGCAGTTGAATGCGACAAACCAGGTGGTGCAGGGAATTCTCAACCTGAACCAGACGGCGCTATCGCTGGCTGATGCGATCAAGCAGTACATGAGCGCACAGCAGGCAGTGACAGCTGCGCAGGTTGGCCCATCTGGATTTAGCCAGAGTTCCGCGCAGAGCTATATCGAGGGTGTGTATCAAAACACACTCGGCCGCGCACCTGACGCGACTGGCGAGGCTTATTGGACGCAGGCGCTTTCCAGCGGGACAAAGACGACTGCGGACGTTACGTATGCGCCAAATCAGGAGCTTGTTAATAATCTGTATCAACAGTATCTCGGTCGGAGTGGCGATCCGCAAGGCTTGCAGTACTACGTGCAGCAACTGCAGTCTGGGGCGAAGACGCTGGATCAGTTGCAGGCTGATTTCCAGTGGGGCGCCGCTCATGGCTCACACGCTGGCGGCGCTGACTTCATCCCGTTCGATGGCTACCGCGCAGAGCTTCACAAGGGCGAGGCGGTTATCACGTCGGCGAACAACCAGAAGTTGTCGCAGATGCTGAGCGTCGACTGGTCGCGCTTCGGTTCTGCCGATCAGGCCGCGCTTCTCAACGAGATCAAAGCGCTCCATGCGGAAGTTGCAGGGCTGCGATCGGACAATCAGAAGGCAGTGAACGCGTCATTGCGTCAGCAGCAGGTGCACCAGCAGCAGGCGCGCGATGACATGAGCAAGCAGACGCAGGAACTGCGCCGCGTGCGCGACAATACGGCGCGTAGCGTTGCCAAGAGGAAGTAATGACACTCGCCATTGACATCACGGGTTACAACCTCAACACGAACAGTGTTCAGATCCTTCATTTTTCAGATGACGGGTTCATGACGTCTCCGTCGGACACGCCTGCCAACACTTATTACGAACCGCGCTTGAGCGCCCCACCACACCTGACGCGTTCGTTGTTCGATACCGCGCAGGCATCGTTCGGGGCCTCAACGTCTTCATCGCCTGGCGAAATCGTGTTCGAAAACAGCGACGGCGGTCTGGATTACCTGACCTACCAGTACGCTTTTGACGGGCAGCCGTTTGTAGTACGAACCGGGGTGATCGGCACTCCGCTGAGCACGTGGACGATCATCGCGTCGGGCACTCTGAGCGACATCCAGGCAGACAGCGCTACGACGTTGTCGGTTGTCATCAATGATGGGCAGCAAAACCTGTCTCTCACGCAGGTCCGGCCGATGTATGGTGGCACGAACGTCCTGCCAAACGGTGTAGACGGCACGCCTAGCGATCTGATGGGGCAGTACATCCCCCGCGTCTACGGCACAGTGATGAACGTGTCGCCGAAGTGCGTGAACACGTCGCTGCTGATCTACCAGGTATCGGACAAGTCCAACTGCTCGATCACGCAGGTGTATGACAACGGCGTCGCGCTCACAGCGGCCACGCCCTACGCGTCCCTCGCCGCACTCGAAGCGACGGCGCCGCAAGCGGGTTACTACGGCGTGTTTCAGGGCTACTTCCGGCTCGGGTCCACGCCCGCGTCGCAGGTGACGTGCGACGCGACGACGCCGGGGCTCACGACTGTCGCCAACATCCTGCAGCAACTTGCACTCGATAGCGGCTTCATCCAGCAGTCAGGGATAAGCTCGTCGGACGTCTCTGCACTCAACACAGCCAACTCGGCAGTCGTAGGGATCTGGGCGGACGGGCAGACGACCACACAGGATCTGATGAACCTCGTCGCGGGCAGCATCGGAGCTTATTACACCTTCGACAAGTTCGGGTCGCTGCGCATGGGCATTATCGCAGCGCCGTCGGGCTCACCCGCCTACGTCATCGACGACACAGTTCTCGAAGACATCCAGATCAAGCAGGCAGGCATCCCGTCTTACCAGGTCACGATCAACTACGCGACCAACTACACGGTGCAGAGCCAACCAGCCGGGAGCGTCGCTGTGAGCCGCCGCACATGGATATCGCAGGCGTCGAGAGCGCAGGTAGCGACCAACGCTGCGGTGCAGACCGCATGGCCGTCCGCCAGTACGCAGACGCTCACGACAGCGCTTGTCAACCAGGCGGACGCAGCGTCGATCGCGTCTCAAATGCTGGCCGTGTTCGCCCGCAGACTGCTGATGACGGCCGACATCCCGCTATCCGAACTCGGGTCGCTCGATATCGGCAGTGTGGTGGGGTTTACGTATCCCCGCTATAATCTGCCCAACAAATTGATGCTGATCGTCGGTGTTGACTCAGGCGCTGATGTCGACAAGGCTACGCTGACACTCTGGGGGTAACTAACGTGGCAAACGTCCTTCTCGCTTTCCCGAATCAGGGGGACAACGCCACGCTGTCGGGGGGCAACTGGCAGACATCGTTGACCAACCTGCAGGACTACAGGCTTTCCCGCGTGGCCCGCTCGGCGGACGCGATGACGGCCAGCACGAAGTTCAACGTCGATCTGGGCAAGGATCGCAAGACGCAGGTGGTAGCCGTACTCGCACACAACATGTCAACGGACGGACAGTGGCGCGTGCTGATCGGCGATGACCCGACGTATGTAACGAACGCCTATGACTCAGGCTGGCAGGACGCGTGGCCTGTCATCTATCCGTACGGCGTGCTGGAGTGGGAAGACGACAACTGGTGGGATGGCCGGATTTCGGACGACGACCGCGCGAGCTACCCGGGAATCCTGCTGAACGTGCTGCCTCAGATCACGCTTGCGCGCTATGTGCAGGTCCAGTTTAGCGATACGACCAACACCGCAGGCTACCTGCAGTTCGGACGTCTTTTTGTCGCACCAAGCTGGACGCCGGCCGACAATATGCAGTACGGCGCGTCAATGAACTGGGAGACAGATACGACGGTCGGGCGCTCACTCGGCGGCACGCCCTATTTTGCCCGCCGCAATCCGCGCCGCTCGGACAAGTTCACGCTCGCCTTCCTGTCGGATTCCGAAGCCAAGGCCAAGGTATTCGAAATGCAGCGTCAACTAGGACTGGATGGGCAACTGCTGGTCGCCTGGGATCCCGATGACGCCATCAACCTGATGCGGCAGTCTTACGTCGGACGCATGAGCGCGCTCAACCCGATCACGACCGTATTCACGGACATCAACAGCAACGCAATTGAGATTGAGGAAGTATTCTGATGACGAATACCGTCACTTTTCCGGTCAACGTGGGCGGCGATGGTTCGACCGTTACTGACGACAGCAACGCGACGACGGGACTCGGCAACGGAGGCTTCCGTACGCGCCTGCTGCCGATGTTCACGAACATGATCAACATCGCGAACGCCAACCTGACGGCGCTCTCGACGCAGACCGCCGCCGCGACCACACAGGCGGGTAACGCGGCGGCGAGCGCTACAGCGGCGGCGGCGAGCGCTACAGCGGCGGCGAATAGCGCGGCTACCGCTGTGAGCGCCCCCGGCACCAACGCTACGTCCACGACGTCTCTGACGATAGGCACGGGCGGTCAGTCTCTGACGATCCAGACCGGTAAGTCGCTGGTAGTCGGGATGTTTGTCACGATCGCGAGCACGGCGTCTCCCGCCAACGTCATGTACGGCTCGGTCACCGCCTACAACAGCGGGACGGGCGCACTGACGGTCAACGTGGTCGACACGCTAGGCAGCGGTACGTTCTCTGCGTGGACTGTGGCAATCTCTGGCGCGCCCGGCGCATTTGCAGGCACAGCGGCTGGCGCGATTGACGAGGTCAAGGGCGCGAACATCGCCTCGGCTGCGACGGTCAACCTGGAGACGGCGACCGGCAACCTCGTCCACATCACAGGCACGACTGGCATTACTGCCGTCACGCTGAACTCGGGCGCAGAGCGGACGGTCGTGTTTGATGGCGTCCTGACGCTGACGAACTCGTCGTCGTTGATCCTGCCGGGCGGCGCGAACATCACGACCACGGTAGGCGATGTGATGCGCGTACGTGGGGATGGGGCGGGTGTCGCGCGGGTGGTTTCTTACGTACCGTCTGGGGGAGTTCTCGGCAAGG